CTTTTGCACATCCCGGTGGCGCACGCGCGCGGGCTGTACCTGCCCTGAGTTGACGGAACGCCGGGACGGCTTGATCCCGTTCGTCTTGCGTTCGGGTCTGACGCCTGCCACCCCGCGACTTCAGCCCGGCGCGAGCGAAGGCGCACGCGCAATGACCACTCCTCCTGCCAAGGCTGGACCCCCCAAGGACGCTGCCGATCTCTCCCATGGGCCGGTGTCGTCCGAACCGGATCAGGCGGTCGTGGCCGTGCGTGCGCCCGACCCGCTGCCGTTCCCGGTCGAGGCGCCGGGGCGTGACCTGGCGGCGGTCGAGTTCGAGATCCCCGAGTACAAGGCCCTGTCGACCGGCGAGGTCGGCGGACTGATGGCGGAAGGGCTCGAGGCCTACCGCTACGGCGAACGGGTGCGCTACGATTCCGCCGGCAAGCGCTGGACGTTCAGGCGGGAGGCCCACAACGACCAGTTCGCCCTGGTGATCACCGTCTCGATCAACGGCTATCTGCTCGGTGAGGGCGGCATCGGGCTCGACCGCATCGCCGGCACCGAGGGCGAAGACGCCCTGATGGCGCTCGTCCAGTTCCTCGCCGAGGACACCGTCAAGGTGGCGAAGCAGGCCCGCGAGGATCAGAAGCGCCTCAGATCGGAAGCCGAAAAGTTACGCGAAGCCGAAGCGAAGGCTGAGGCGAAAGCCGGGAAGCACGAGGCCCGAAAGGACGAGGAACGGGAGCGCGCGGAAGTCGAACCTGGGGTCGCACCCGAGAAACCGGATGACGACCCGGAGCCGCATCGCCACCGGCTGGGCGAGGAGTTGATGCGGCGGCGCCGCTGATGGACCCCCGCGACGCCTACCAGAAGGCCTGCGACATCGCCGACACGCTGTTGTCGCGCGGCTTCCCGGTCGGCTCCTACGAGGCCGTCGACGGGATGATCGTCATCCGCTTCATCGGGCCGCGGGCGCAGGATATCCATGCGGAGGCGGGCGGCGCGAGCTTTGAGGGTTTCCGCGACGCTTACCAGGCCGCCCCGCCATGAAGTTCGGCTCGGTCTGTTCAGGGATCGGCGCGGCTGAGGTCGCGTGGGCGCATCGCGGGTGGTCCTGCGCCTTCATGTCGGAGATCGACGGCTTCCCGCGCGCCGTCCTTAAAACAAGGCAGCCGGAGGGTCCGCTGCATGGCGACTTCACCACGATCCGCGCAGGCGAGTATGCGCCAGTCGACGTTCTGGTCGGAGGAACACCTTGCCAGTCTTTCAGCGTCGCCGGTTTCCGCGGCGGACTGGCTGACGCACGCGGTAACCTGGCGCTCGAATATCTTAGGCTGGCTGACCGACTGCGCCCCAGATGGGTGGTTTGGGAGAACGTCCCCGGCGTCCTGTCGTCAGCTGGCGGACGGGACTTTGGCGCCCTGCTCGGGGGGCTGGCGGAACTCGGGTATGGGTTCGCCTGGCGGGTGCTTGACGCTCAGTACTTCGGAGTGGCCCAGCGACGCCGCCGTCTGTTCCTTATCGGACATGCTGGAGACTGGCGACGTGCCGCCGCGGTACTATTTGAGCGCCAAAGCCTGTCGGGGGATCCTCCACCGCGCCGAAGCCCGCAACCGGGAACTGCCGTCAGCCCTAGCCTCCGCGCTCAGTCGAACAGCAGCCACCGCGAAGACAGCCAGGCTTTCGTCCACATCGACGACGGCTATCTCGGCAACGCCGAGGGCGGCGCGCTCGAGCTGCCCTTCCTGACCGCCGCCAACCTCGGCAAGACGGTCAACAACCAGACCCCGCTGGTCGAGGCCTTCTCGATCATGCCGATGAACTCCGGCAAGGACTACAAGGCCCGCGAGACCGAAGTCGCCCAGCCGGTGATGTCGAGCGGCCCGTCCGCCGGCAATCAGGGCGGCGACTACGTGCTGACGCTGGCGATCCGGGGCCGCGACGGCTTCGACGCCGGGGAGGACGGGACCGGGCGCGGCACTCCGCTGGTGGTCGCTCATGCGCCCGAGATCGCCGCGCCGGTCATGGCCCGCTCCTCGCGCGGCGGCGGCCAGACCAACAGCCCCGGCTACAACGCCGATCAGCAGCTGGTCGCCTTCGCCCTGCGCGGACGGGAGGGCGGCGCGGTCCCGGAGATCAGCGGCGACCAGGTGAGCGCGCTGCGGTCGGCGCCGGGCGGCTCCAGTCGGGACTATCTGGCGGTGGCCGATCCGATCAGCGCCAGCGAGGGCAAGACCTACACCCACGAAGGTCGGAACAACTTCCGCACCCACAACGTCGTGACGTGCTTTGATGACCCGCGTCGGTTCAACGGCCCGCACGGCGGGCTTGAGCATGGCGATATTCACCCCACGCTGGAAAGCACCAACCCGAAGCAGTTCGCCAGCGTCGGGTCCGCCGTCCGCCGCCTGACGCCGCGGGAATGCGAGCGGCTGCAGGGCTTCCCCGACGACTACACGCTGATCCCCTGGCGGGGCCGTGAGGCCACCGACGGGCCGCGCTACCGGGCGCTCGGCAATTCGATGGCGGTGCCGGTCATGGCCTGGCTCGGCGCGCGGATCGATCTGGTCGACGGGCTGGAGGCGGCGGCATGACCCGCAGCTTCCGCCTCGACCTTGACCACGGCTACGCCAGGCCGGTGCGTTACGGGCGGGGCGAGGGCGCCAATGTCTGGGGGTCGCGGGTGACCGACCTGGCGGATCGCCTCGACAAGCTGGCGATGTCGGACGAGGTCGCCGAGACGCTGCGCGAACTGTTCGATGAGATCGGCCAGCAGGCCCGTGACACGCAGGCCTTGTCATGAGCGAAGGCCTGATCCCCCCGAGAGGTCCGCAGTTCGACGCCCAGTCGACACCGTCGGAAGGCGACACGGGCGACGATGCCCTCTTGGCGATGTTCGACCGCTGGGACGTGCTGCTGCTGGCGAAGTGGTCGGCGTGGCGGGAAGAAGCCAAGCAGTGCTACGACTTTGCCGCCGGTCACCAGTGGGATCCGGCGGATCGCGCCGCGCTGGCCGAGAACAACAAGCTGCCGGTGGTGTTCAACATCACTGCGCCGACGCTGGACGCGGTGACCGGCGCGGAGATCCAGAACCGCCAGCAGGTGCAGTACTACCCCCGCGAGGTCGGCGATCAGGGGGTGTCCGACGCGCTGACGCAGGGCGCCCAGTACTGCAACGACGAGTCGAACGGCGACCAGGAGGACTCCGAGGCCTTCTACGACACCCTGATCTGCGGCGTCGGCTGGACCGAGAGCGCGCCCGAGATCGACGGCTCGGAAATGCACATCCGCAAGGAGCGCACCGATCCGCTGGAGATCATGGCCGATCCCTCGAGCCGCAAGCCGAATTTCGCCGATGCCCGCTACCTGAAGCGGGAACAGCCGATGTCCCGCGACGATTTCGAGGACTACGCCGCGGAACTCGGCGTGTCCGACGCCAGCCCGGATGGTTACACAGGCGGGCTGGGTGCGGGGAAGCGGCTGACCGTGGTCAATCCGCAGCAGCGCTATACGCACGGCATGCTCGGCTCATCCGCCGGGGCCGACGAGGTGGTGGTCTGCGAATGGCAGTGGTGGGAGAAGCACTCGGTGTTCCTCGCCCCGCTGCCCAGCCAGCAGGACCAGAACGTCATCAAGGTCGGCAAGCTGCAGCCGTCGGACCTCGCCGAGGCCCTGAAGCTCAATCCCGGCATGCCGCACACCCATTCCAGCGAGAAGGTCTACTACCGGGCCATCGTCGCCGACGGTCGGGTGCTGTTCAAGGAGCAGCTGCAGGAAGGCGATTTCCGCTACAAGGCGATCACCGGCAAGCGCGACCGCAACGCCGGGACGTGGTTCGGGCTGGTCCGCCCGATGATGGATCCGCAGCGCTTCACCAACAAGCTCTACTCGGAAATCCTCCACATCGTCCGCACCAACGCCAACGGCGGCCTCCTGATGGAGGAGGACGCGGTCGCCGACATCAAGAACTTCGAAGGCACCTGGGCCGCCGCCGACAAGATCACCTGGGTCAGGCCAGGCTCGCTCTCGAACGCGCAGGGGCCGAAAGTCACCCCGAAGACCCCGCCGCCGATCTCGCCGTCGCTGTTCCAGCTGATGGAATTTGCGAAGGACATGATTCAGGCCTGCACCGGGGTGAACGAGGAGATTCTCGGGCTGGTGGGCCGCGAGCAGCCCGGCGTCCTCGAGCAGCAGCGCAAACAGGCCGCCTACGGCCTCCTGTCGACGTTCTTTGACGCAAAACGGCGCTATCAGCGGGAACAGGGGCGGCTTCTGCTGGCCCAGATGCGGCTCTACCTGCCCGACGACAAGCTGGTGCGGATCGTTGACAAGGGAACCGCCGCCTACGTGCCGCTGGCCAGGACTCTCGAGGCGCAGGAATACGACATCATCGTCGACGAAGCCCCCGCCGGGCCGAACCAGAAGGCCAAGGTGATGGCGGTGCTGGGGCCGCTGCTGCCGGAGTTCTTCCAGGCCGGGATCATCGGCGCGTCCGACCTCGCCGACATGCTGCCGTTCCTCGACATCCCCGCCGCGGTCGCCGACAAGCTCGGAAATTCGATCCGCCAGCGGGTGCAGATGCAGCAGGGCATGCAGCAGATGCAGATGCAGCAGACCCAGATGGAGCAGCAGGGCAAGGTCGCCGGCTTCCAGTCCGATCTCGCCAATCAGGCCGCCGACACCCAGCAGAAGCAGGCCAAGGCCTTCAAGGATGTCACCACCGCCCAGCAGGAAGGCGCCCGGATCAAGGTCGAGGCGTTCCGCGCGGCGATGGAGGCCCAACGGGCGCGCGAAGAAGGCCAGCAGCAGCCGCAGCAGGGGACCGGCGGGCCGTCCAGCACGCTGAACCTGCACTTCCCGCTGGCCCCGCTGCCGAATCCCGGCGCCGCCGTGAACACCGGAGGCGCATTTGTCTGAGGCGATCAAGGTCTTGCGGCAGCATCGCGCCTTCGTGGCGGCGGAACGGCTGCGCTATGAGCGCCGCAAGCAGAAGGCGGCGGCGGGATCCGACGAGGACCGCTATCTTGATCAGGGGATCATGACCCTCGACAACCAGCGCCTCGAACTCGACCAGGCGCTTGAGACGCTGGGGTGGCGGCATGAATAAACCGATGAGCCATCTGACGGCGGTTCGGAAGCAGCGCGCCTACGAGCGCGCTCGCCGCCTGTGGCGCGAATTGCATCCGCTGGGTCCGGTCGCTGTCGTGGAGAAACCGGATGAGCGAAGCCAATATTGAACCCGGCGCACCCTCTGAGGGTGCAGATGACGCCGGGCTCCAACCCGAAGTTGAAGAAACCCAGACTCCCGAAGGCGAGGAGGGTGAGGAGGGCGAGGGCGAGGGCGAGCCGAAGTCGAAGCGCGTCGACTGGGAGGCCCAGGCGCACGACAAGGCCGGGCTGGCCGCCAAGGAGCGCTCCCGTCGCCGCGCGGTCGAACGCGAACTGATCGACACCCGCGCCCGCATCGAGGCGCTGGAGGCCAAGGCCACCGGCTCGCAGGCCGATGAGCTAGCCGATCTCGCCAAGCTTTTGCGGGACGACGACGACGAGCCGATCACCGACCTCGCCCACGTCAAGCGGATCATCAAGGCTTTCGTGGCGCGCCAGGCGGCTGATCAGGAGGCCGAGGCCCAGCAGCAGAAGTTCATCCGCACCACACGCTCGGTGTCGGACGGCATGACCGCATATGAGCAGGACTTCGCGGTCGATCATCCTGACTACTTCAAGGCCGCCGGGTTCTACCGGGAGCAGCGACAGGCCGAACTCGAGGACATGGGGTATCAGGGCGCCACGCTCAACCGCAAGCTGGCGCAGGAACTCTACGGCCTGGCCGGGGAGGCGATGACCGCAGGCCGCGATCCTGCCGAGGTGGTCTACAACATGGCCAAGCGCCGCGGGTTCGCGTCGGGCAAGGACGCCGCCAACGCCAAGCTGCAGAAGCTGGCCGCCGGATCGGGCAGCGCACAGGGTCCGCGCGCTGGCAAGGGCGCCGACAACGGGCTCTCGTGGAACGACGTGTCGAAGCTTTCCGGCGCGGCGCGGGATGCGGCGTTCGCAAAATTGCGCAAACGTGAACTTGGCCGCGCCTGACAGGTTTGGTATGCATTATGCGTCACGGATTTGAGCGTCCATGACGTTCCTGCCTGGCCCGGCCTTACCGGTGGCACAGGGGTCAGGGCCGGGCAGGAACACTGGGTCCAGTGGCCTCAGGGTGATCGATGGATGATCGCGAGTTCAGCCGCGAAGCGGCGCGCATGCTGGTGGATCGCGGCCTGCTGATCGAGGCCGGGTTCGTCGGGCTGATCGTCGCCGCCTATCCCGAGAAACCGACCCCGCTTCAGGCGGAACAGCTGCGAAATGCGTTCTTTGCGGGTGCACAGCACCTGTTCGCAAGCATCATGGGCGTCCTCGATGACGAGCAGGAGCCTTCGGCGACCGATATGGCCCGCATGGATCAGATCAACCGCGAGCTTGAGGCCTTCATCACCGATTTTCAGAAGCGCTATGGGCTGGAGTCGAGATGATCCATCAGCGTGAAGACGATGCTCTGGCGCAGGGCGCACGACTGAAGCGGGCGCGGCGGAACGCCGGGTTTCGGCTCGCCAAGGAAGCTGCAGCGGCGCTCGGTGTGCCTGAAACCACCTACGTCATGCACGAGGCTCGCGGAGCCTACAGATCGCCAGCGGCGGTCGTTTACGCACGCATCTTTGGTGTTTCGCCAGGCTGGCTGATGTTCGGCGAGGAGCCGCTATCAGTGCTTCCTCGCTGGCAGACCGCCTACGACCTCGGCAAAGCTCAGATGTCCCTTACAGCCTGACGACTTGACGACCCTGCAGGACGGCTTCAGGGCGCAAATACGGCTGCGCGTCCGGTAAACGCGCTTCGGCTGATCTCCGGTATCGGATCACGCGCTTTCAAGCGCCCCGGCTAGCTCCACGGCACGGAGCGGAACTCCAACCTTAGCCTTGGATTTTCCGCTATGGCCGAAACTGCCTATGGGGTGAATGCCCCCGAAGCCAAGAAGCTCTGGAGCGGCCAGCTGGCCCGCGAAGCCCTGAAGGCCACATGGATTCAGCGCTTCATCGGCGACTCGTCCGACTCCGTCCTGCAGACCTACTCTGACACCAAGAAGGACGCGGGCGACCGGGTGCGGATCACCCTTCGCATGCAGCTGAACGGCGATGGTGTCTCGGGCGACGGGACTCTCGAGGGAAACGAGGAGCCGCTCGCCACCTACACTGACGATCTCTACATCGATCAGCTTCGTCACGCCGTGCGCAGCGCCGGCAAGATGACCGAACAGCGGATCCCGTGGTCCGTTCGTGAGGAAAGCATGATGGGGCTGAAGGACTGGTGGGCGGGCCGGATGGACACCGCTTTCTTCAACCAGCTGTGCGGCTACACCCCCGCCAACGACCCGCGCTACACCGGCATGAACGCCATCAACGGGCCGGATGCGGCGCACATCTTCCGCCCGAACGCCAAGGCGTCCGATCAGGCGCTGGCGGCAGGCGACGAATTCGTGCTGGCCGACATCGACGCCCTGGTGGCGATGGCCAAGCTGATGGTGCCGGTGATCCGGCCCATCAAGGTCGACGGCGACGACCGCTATGTGGCGGTGATCCACACCAACCAGGTGACCCAGCTGCGCGCCAGCGCCGGGTCTGGAAGCTGGCTCGACATCCAGAAGGCCGCGATGACCGGTGACGGGTCGAAGGACAACCCGATCATGACCGGCGCGCTGGGCATGTACAACGGGGTGGTGCTGCACGAGTCCACCCGCGTCACGGCGGGCGTGAACTCCGGGACCGGGGCGACCGTGGCTGGCGTGCGCCGGGCCGTGCTGATGGGGGCGCAGGCGGGCGCAATTGCGTTCGGAAAAGGTCAGAGTTTCGATAACTTCGACTGGAATGAGGAACTCTTTGACTATGGTAACAAACTCGGCGTCGAAGCCGGGTTGATCCATGGTCTCAAGAAGCTCCGGTTCAACAACGCCGACTTCGGAACCCTCGTCGCTTCTACCTTTACGCCTTAAGGAGACTTGGAGATGCCGACAGGCGGACGTAAAACCCAGCTTCAGGTCATCCACGAGATCAGCCAGCAGTTCGGCTTCGGTCAGACGCAGGGCGTGCTTGGCGTGGTGCCGCTGACGGCGATCCTCGACATGGTGCATATGCAGGTGTCGCAGGCCTGGAACAGCACCACCAACACCATCCAACTCGGCACCACGCCCGGCGGCGCGCAGATTCTGCCTGCGACGACTATCGCCGCGCTTGGTCGCACCGATCTGCAGGTGCCG